TAACACTGGAGGCGGTGGCGGGGGTTCATCACAAACAGGTGGAAATGTAATTTATGGCGGTCAAGGTGGATCAGGCGTAGTGATTATCTCCTACCCATCTCCACAGAAATTCGGTGGCGGTATCGTCACAACTAGCGGCTCAAATGTAATTCACACATTCCAGACTTCTGGAACTCTTTCCCCATTGTCCTCATTGACAGCAAGCTATTTAATCGTAGCTGGTGGTGCAGCAGGTGGTGGTAACGTTGGCGGCGGTGGCGGTGCTGGTGGTTTAGTAACTGGCTCTGGCGCAACTATTGACACTAACTCAACCTATGTGGTTACCGTTGGCGCAGGTGGTGCAGCAGTATCTGGCACTAACGGCGGCAATAACGGAACAAACTCATCATTTAGTATTGTCTCTACTACTGCAATCGGCGGCGGTGGCGGAGGTGCTCGAACAGGCGGAGCTGCTGTAGCAGCTCAAGTCGGTGGTTCTGGTGGTGGTGGTGGCGGTAGTACAAGCAACGCTGGTGCAGGTGCTGCAGGAACATCTGGGCAAGGTAACACCGGTGGTAATGCACAAATATCATCTAATTTCTCATCTGGCGGCGGCGGTGGCGCTGGTGCTGTTGGTTCTAACGCAACAGCAGGCTCTGGCGGTGCCGGTGGTGTTGGATTAACATCTTCTATCTCTGGCTCATCAACCTATTACGCAGGTGGCGGTGGTGGTGGTGGCAACACTGGCTCTGGCGTAGGCTACGGCGCTGGTGGTTTAGGCGGCGGTGGCGCAGGCGGCAATCCGGGTGTTTCCGGAACAGCAAATACCGGCGGTGGCGGCGGTGGCGGTGGTGACGGCTCAACCTCAATGACCGGCGGCTCAGGCGGCTCAGGCATCGTAATCATCAGCTACGCTGGCTCTACTCAACAAATGGCTGGCGGTACAGTCACAATCTCTGGTGGCAATGTAATTCACACATTCACCTCAAGCGGATACTTAGCGCCACTCAAGTTTGTTGGAAACTCTTTGCGTTTCCGTACTTCAGCTAGTGCATATTTAAACCGCAGTTTTACAACTCCGACAAGCCAACAAAAAGGCACAATGTCAATGTGGGTAAAACGTGGTGCACTATCTGGAAGCACACGATACAACTTATTCTCAAACGATAATGGAACTCAATACGGTTTCATGGAGTTTAATAACGATAATTTAAACTTTTCTGATTACAACATTGGTCAGCTTTTAACAACTCAAGTATTCCGTGACCCAGCTGCTTGGTATCATATCGTTGTGTCTATTGATACAACACAAGCAACGGCATCAAATCGTTATAAAATGTACATTAATGGCAACCAAGTTACTGCTTTTGGCACTGCTACTTATTGCTCACAAAATGCCAATTCTTATTTTTTACAAAACGGTAGCGCAGTTCAAATAGGTGCATTTACTAGAAATGGAACACCAAACTTTGATGGTGAAATGACCGAAATTAACTTCATAGATGGTCAGGCACTAACACCAAACGCATTCGGTACATTTAACAGCTACGGTGTATGGCAGCCAATTACCTACGGCGGCAGCTACGGTACTAATGGATTCTATTTGCCGTTTAACGGAAACCAACAAGGCTATACAGGCATATTTAACGGCTCTAATCAGTATTTAACTTTGACATCCAACTCTAATTTGGTTGTCGCATCAAGCACACCATTTACGCTAGAGTGTTTTGTTAACTTTAATAACTTTACTGCAACATCTCAGTACCCGTCAATTGTTACATTCCCGGGTGGTTACCAGCTATATGTTAACTCTGCAGTAGTTCGTTTTTACAATGGTTCTAGTGACCTTGTAACAGGAACAATTGGTACTGGTGGTTGGAACCACATCGCTGTGTCCAGAGATGCTTCTGGTAACCTGTCGATGTGGATTAACGGCATAAGAACATCTACAACAACAGGCTTTACCAGCTCATTTGGTAGCTCCAGTGGTACATTCTTAATTGCCAGCTACAACGGCACTGGTGGCTTTGTAAATGGTTATATATCTAACTTGCGATTTGTAAACGGTTCTGCTGTTTATGACCCAACACAAGCAAACATTACTGTACCAACAACTACATTGACTGCGGTTACAAATACCAAATTGTTGACTTGCCAAAATGCTACTTTTGTAGATAACTCTACAAGCGCATTTACAATCACAAACAACGGTACTGCGACTACAGCACAGACATATCCGATGTCATACAATATTCAATATGACCGAGGACCATCTGGCAATAACTGGACTTCAAGTGGTATTTCATACACAACTGGCTCAACCCTTGATGTGATGACCGATGTCCCAACGCTGACAAGTGCTACTGCTAGTAATTTCCCAACGTTAAATCCGCTTATGACGACTAATAGCGGTAATTACTCAATAACAAATGGAAATCTAACATTTACTCAAACAACAGCTAGTGGAAATCAATCTGTCATTGGTTCTACAATGGCTTCATCTCAATCATTTTATTTTGAAGTTACTACTAGTAGTGCCGCCAACTCAACTGGAATTGGAGTAATAGATTCTACTTTTATCCCTGTCGTTAATTCAACATATCAAGGTAATGCAAGTGCAAAAGCCTGGACATACGGTGGTAGCGCTGTTTACAACAACGCAGGTTCAGTTGCAACTACTACTATGGCAGGAAGCACTACATATGCTTTTGCAATTTCACCAAGCACAGGAAAGTTTTGGGTAGGAAGCATATCTTCTGGAACTATAACGTGGTTTAACTCAGGAAATCCTTCTGCGGGTACAAACGCAATATATTCAAATTTGCCTTCATCTGTTGCTCCTTATGTTGAAGTTGGTTCTAATGGAAACTTTGTTAACGCAAACTTTGGTCAACAACCATTTCAAGCATCTTCATTACCAACAGGATTTTTAGCCCTTAACACTTACAACCTATAAGATTATGAGCACACCAACAATCCCAGCTGGCAATTTGTACATGAACGCTACCCTATGGACGGGTAACGGCGGTACTCAGACCATTACCAATGGAGTAGCTGGCCAAAACTTTCAACCAGATTTAGTTTGGATTAAAAATAGAAGTAGTGCCTACGACCATGTTTTAACAAACAGTGTGGTTGGTGCTCAATTGTCCATGGCTTCTAATACAACAGCTGCAGAATCTTCTGATGCAAACGGACTCACAGCCTTTACATCAACCGGATTTTCTGTTGGGTCAGCTGTTCGTGTAAATAACTCTGGAAATAATATTGTCGGTTGGCAGTGGAAAGCAGGCGGCACCGCCGTTAGCAACACAGCAGGCTCAATTACCAGCCAAGTATCCGCAAACACAACAAGCGGATTTAGTGTTGTTACTTATACTGGTAACGGTACAAATTTAGCAACAGTGGGTCATGGTGTTGGCGCAGCACCATATTTTGTAATCATTAGACGCAGAGATACAGGCCAAAACTGGCTTGTTGATATTTCTAACATTACAGGAACAACTGGAAATGTATTAACTTTAAATACAACAAATGCTGTTGTAACAAGTACAACTATTGCACCTGTTAAACCGTCTTCAACAGTTTTAACATTGGGAACAGACGGTCTTTCTAACGCCAGTGGTGGAACTTATGTAGCATACTGCTGGGCTCCAATCGCTGGCTACTCTCAATTTGGCTCGTACACAGGCAACGGCTCGTCTAACGGACCATTTATTTATTTGGGTTTTCAACCAAAATTTTTCATGTTTAAAAATGCAAGCAGTGGTTCTACAAACTGGTACATTTTTGATTCGTCAAGAGGACCTTATAATTTAGAAACATTACGATTGAACCCCAATGTGTCAGACGCAGAAGGAACAGAATCAACATCTACAAATGCTTGTTATTTCTTATCAAATGGAGTGCAAGTAGGTGGTTCTGGAACAAACATAAATGGTTCTGGAAATACTATAATTTATGCCGCATTTGCCTCTAACCCATTTAAATACAGTAACGCTTTTTAAGGAAACACAATGTCACATTTCGCTAAAGTAGAAAACGGTGTAGTAACACAGGTAATCGTGGCAGAGCCCGACTTTATCTCAACCGGCGCCTTGGGCGATCCAGCAAGCTGGGTACAGACCTCATACAACACCCGTGGCGGCGTTCACTATGGTCAAGATGGTCAGCCAGACAGCGAGCCAGCACTGCACAAGAACTACGCTGGTATTGGCTACACATGGGACGGCACTGGCTTTGCAGCACCACAGCCATTTGCATCTTGGACACTAAACCAAGACAGCTACATCTGGGAAGCACCAACTCCATACCCAACAGACGGTAAGGTTTACAGCTGGAACGAAGAGACTAAAGCGTGGGATGCTGTAACTGAACCAACTCCTGCCTAAGAGTAAATGATGGATCATGAAAATCAAGTCGACATGTTCAAGTACGGCCAATTGGTAGCAACAGTTGACGCACTGGAAAAGAAGATCGACAAACTCGAAAAATCGGTAGAGTATCTATGCGAACTCGCCAATAAATCAAAGGGTGGTATGTGGGCTGGCATGATGGTCATCTCAGCACTGAGCTCGTTTGTTGGTTTCCTTAGCCACTACTTTGTAACAAAGCCATGAGTATATGGCTGACCCATTTGGAATCACAGAGGGCGCTAAGACCCTCAGCGGCACTTTAACCGCATCCAGAGAGGCTGGTAAACAGCTAGGTAAAAACATTGAACACCTACAGCAAGATGGATTGGCTGTAGCACAACAAAAAGCGCAAGAACGAATCCGTGCTAGACGTGAAGCGGAACACAAAAAAGCCACCGCACTCATCAAGGCATTAGAAGATTGGAGGCGCAAAAAACAAATCTCCGACGAAGAAGCCAAACTAAAGATAGATTTTGTAAAAAAGTATGGCGCTAAAGAGTGGGATGCAGTATTAAGAATTAAATTAGATATTGAGAATATGGAGCGCAGAGAAAATGAAGCGTTCCAGCATGACCTAAAAGAAGTGCGAAAGGTACAATTTTATTGCTTTGTTGTAGCGGCAATAATTGCCTGGTACGCAACATGGGGATACAAATGGTAAACAAATTTTTCAAAGATATTTTTACGGAAGACTGTGGCGAAATATTTTGCATCGCTAGAGTAATGGCGTTTCTTGCCCTACTCACCTTTGCAATCTGCGCTATCATTCATGTGTACAATAACCCAACCCTAGACCTTAACCAGCTAGGAATTGGCTTAGCCGCAACCTTAACTGGTGGTGGCGCTGTGATTGCTGGTAAGGCAGCCACACAACAAACTCCTCCCAAGGTATAATGTTCGGTAACATCCTATCCCTCTTTACTGGTGGCTCAACCACTGCCTATCTCGTTGCTGGAGCTTTGCTCCTTGGTGGCTACGGTGGCTGGTTTGCTACTTCTGACTATTACGAGGCTAAGATTGCCAAGGTCAATACCGAAGCTACCGAGCATGTTAATAAGGTAATTGAGGAACAGGGTGTTATAGCCCAACAAACACAGAAGGATAAAGATGAAGTACAAAATCGCTACGATACTGTTGTTGCTCAGCTTAGGGGCTTGCACAACGCCAGTGTATCAACCAACGGAAATACCTCCGCTCCAATACCAAGTCAAGGACTCAGATTACTTGAGCCAGATGCAGAAGTTCTTGTCGGGTTTGCCCAGCAATGCGCCAACACAGAAATAGAGCGCAACGATGTTATACAAAAATATAACGCATTAAGGAATAAATAATGGAATACTCAAAAGATGGATTACACCTCATTGAACAATTTGAAGGCTGTCGTTTGCAAGCCTATCCTGATCCTGGCACTGGTGCCGACCCTTGGACTATTGGTTATGGCCACACTGGTCCAGATGTCCACCCAGGTTTAGAAATCACTAAAGAGCAGGCAGAAGAACTGCTGGCTCAAGATGTACAAAAAGCGGCCGCTGATGTAAATGCTCACGTTACCACTGACATCACTCAAGAAGAGTTTGATGCCCTGGTTGATTTTGCATTTAATTGCGGCTGCGGCAACCTTAATCATTCCACCTTGCTTAAAAAGGTTAACGAGGGTGATTTTGACGGTGCGGCAGAAGAGTTCCTTAAATGGGATAAAGCTGGCGGACATGTAATGGCTGGCTTACTCAAGCGTCGCCATGCAGAAGCAACTCTCTTTTTATCAGGCAAAGCAGCCTAATATTTGCAGTAAAAGCAGATAGGAGGTACCATGATAAGGATAATTGCGTCCTGCATTTGTGCATTAGGTGTTTCGTTTGGTGCAGTGAATTACGATCCACTAGCCAACTGGCTACAAGATTACGAAACCAAGTTTGAATGGGTAGCTCAATCAACCATCGATTTGATTGAGCATTTTGAAGGCAAGAGTTATAAAGCCTATCAAGATAGTCAAGGAAACTGGACAATAGGCATTGGTCATTATATTAAGTCACAGGAGGCTTATTTAATGGATAGGAGGCTTTCTGAGGATGAGGTAAGGGGTATCCTATACCGTGACCTAGAAAAGTGCTCTACAGCCCTTAAAACCAATCTAAACACGACTGTGACTAGAGAGCAAGCTGATGCTTTAATGAGTCTATGCCATAACATAGGCCCAGACAATATGGTTAAATCTGAAGTAATTCGACACCTTAACCGAGGCGATATTAAAAAAGCTGGTAACGCTTTTTTAAATTGGAATAAACCAGCGGATTTAATCAATCGAAGACGAATTGAAAAAGCCTTGTTTTTAGGGGCATAAAACCACATTTTTGTGCATAAGTAGTATTAGGAGCTGATCACTCCACTTTTAATTTAACCTCGAGGAATATTATGGAAGACGGATTCAAAAAACTACCTAAGATGCAATGCTTTAAAGAAGGCAAGCATGTTAAAGCTGAAAAAATGTGTGGCGGTGGTTCATACAAAAAAGGCGGTGATGTCAGCAAAGATGATTTGAAACAAGACAAAGCCCTCATCAAGAAAGCTTTTAAAGAGCACGATGAAGCTGAACACCACAAAGAGCCAACAGAAATCAAATTGCGTAAAGGTGGTCGTTCTAAAAAAGAAGACGGATCTGTTCGTAAGTATAAAGTTGGTGGCTCTGTTGATAATGAGTACAGCAACAAGAAGACTTCTGGTGACTTGGATAACATCCGCAAGACCAAAGATATCAAACCAACTAAAGCAGCCGCTCCTTCTAAAGCAAGCGAAAAGCCAGCATTCCGTGGTTCTGATGTAGAAAAAGAAAAGAACAAACCAGCGGGTGATGCTGTTGCTATGATTAAGAGCAAGCAGTCTGGTAAAGCCGCAATGGCTCCATCTGGCGCTAAGGAAATGCCAAACAAGTATAAAGCTGGCAAAAAGGTTTGCTAATATGCCATCTAAATCACAAGCTCAAGAGCGTTTGATGGCTGCTGCGGCACACAACCCTAAGTTTGCAAAAAAGGTTGGTGTGCCAACTAAAGTAGCCAAAGAGTTCAACAAAGCAGACACTGGCGTAAAAGTAAAATCTTTACCTAAGCGTGTCTCTGGCAGAGGAAGATAATCTTGGCGTACTCAGGTACTTACAATCAAACACAAGTTAATATTGATCAGCTGATCTCCTACGCCTATCGTGACGCAGGAAAAACGGCTGAGGAAATCACGCCTGAGTACATCAACGCCGGTAAACAGGCGTTATTTTATATCCTCCAAAACTCAGTAAACCGTGGCATTAATATTTGGTTGCAAAAAGTAGAAGTGTTGGGTGCTCAGACTAACCAACAATATTTGACCATGCCTAAAAACACAGTCGATATTTTGGAAGTAAACTGGGTATATGCAGTCAACCCAAGCATTTCTGCTGCTTTGCCACTAGATAATGCCAATGCTCCAGCGTTGTTTAATCAAACAAGCAACTCTGATTTATCCCTACATGCAACAACCACATTGTCTGAAAACTATTTTGGTGCGTCCTATAGTCAACAGACTCGTGTGTTTTATGTTGGATTTAACGCCTATTCTCCAAACACTACCACAACTTACTCATTGGATTTACAGGTAAGTAACGATGGTATTAACTGGACAACTTGGCAGTCTTTTGATTCTGTAACATTATCAGACTTTCAGTGGCAGTATTACCAGATTAATGCAACACAGCAGTTCTACTACTATCGTTTGCAAAACCGTAATACTACCTCAACCTATTCATTGCGTGCTATTCAATTTGCTCAAAGCCAGCAAGTTATTCCATTAGCACGCCTTAATCGTACAGACTATTTTGATTTGCCTAACAAGCAGTTCAATAGTCAGCGCTCTTTGCAATATTGGTTCAATCGTCAAATCGATCCACAGATGTATTTGTGGCCAGTGCCAAACAACAATTTCCAAATTTTTGAAACCATCTTGGAACTACAACCCCAAGATGTTGGTTCATTAACAAACGATCTGTACATGCCAGATCGTGCCATCCCTTATTTCCAAGCAGCCCTATCCCATAAATTAGCAATGCAGTTGCCTAATGTGGATATTAATCGGGTAACTTACTTGGAAAAGATGATGCTTGTTGCACGTCAAGAATTTGAAGAAGAAGATCGTGATAAGTCACCTATCTACTTCCAACCTAACATAAGCTACTACACGAGGTAATAAATGGCTGTTGTAATGACTTATGATTCGTTAGTACTTAATATCCAGCAATATATGGAGCGTAACGACGCTGACTTTATTGCTCAGATTCCCAACCTTATTGCGTTGGCTGAATCTTCTATTGCTGCTGAATTAAAAACCTATATGCAATTAATTGTTGTCGAGACGAACTTGGCAACCAACCAAACCATTTTAAATAAACCCGCTCGCTGGCGCAAAACTGTGTCCATGAAGGTAAATGGTGAGCCAATGCTCATTCGTAGTCAAGACTACATCGCTCAATACTTGGCTGAGTCTTCTAACGCTCAGCCACAATATTATTCTGATTACGACTATAGTAATTGGAATTTTGCTCCAGCTCCAGATCAAAAATATCCAGTAGAAATTATCTACTACGCTGAGATTCAGCCGTTGGATGAACAAAACCAACAAAACTTGTGGACAGCAATTGCCCCACAAGCAATGCTATATGGTTCTTTATTACAAGCTCAAGGCTACTTGAAGGCACTTGATAAATTGCCTGTTTGGAAACAATATTACACCGATGCACTTGCAGCGCTTAAGAAAGAAGACAACGCTCGTCGTGTGGATCGCAATACTTCGGTTCAGGAACCCTAATACATGACTACACCAGTTTACACATCGCCCTTTACCGGTACTGTTGTTACTCCAACAGATGTATCTTACTATGCTCTCTCATTTAGCACACCAACAAATCTCTATTGGCCTTCCGTTGTTAATCAAGCAACTGGAGAAATTCCTGCTGCTCGTATCATTGACTGCGTGTCTGGTAGTTCTAACGCTAATGCTTCTATTATCTATTTACCAGAAGCTGACCAAGGTACAGTGGGTGCGGACATTTTGTTCCGCAACTTGGGTTCCAATTCAGTCACAATCAAAGATTATGTTGGCGCAAATTCAGTCACATTATCCAGTGGTAATGCTCGTTATTTCTATCTTACTGATAACACTTCCGCTGGTGGCATTTGGGGCAATGTAGCCTTTGGTGTTGGCACATCGTTTGCCGATGCAGCTACTTTAGCTGGTGCTGGTTTAACTACTGTTAATGGTCAATTAGCTACTACACAAAATACAGTTGATGTAACATCTAGTCCTAACATTACTAATGCTAGTCGTGCCGCTACTTTTGTTTGGAATAGCGGTGCTGGTAATTTTAATTTGCCAAATACATCGTCATTAAGCACCGGTTGGTATATTGGATTTAGGAATAACGGTACTGGTTCTTTAAGCATTACTCCAGTGTACCCAAATACAATTAATGGAACTGCCAGTATTACAACCAATCCTGGTGATTCTGGTTTTATTTTTTATGATCCAGTTGCTGGTGGTTTTGTTACGGTTGGTTGGGTTGCTCCATCTGCTGTAACATTTAACTCAGCAACATACGATGTAGATACTATTTCTAGTAACGCATTAAGCCTTACATCCTATGCGCCAATTATTCAGACTTATATTGCGCAGACTGGTACCCGTACACAAACTTTGGCTGTTACACTACCAGCAATTACTCAGATTTACATTTTGGTTAATAATACTAACCAAACGGGTTATAACATCACATTTAAAAACCAAGGTAGCTCACAACCGCCTTTAATTTTATCTGCTGGTAATATTTTTACTGTATTAAGTGACGGTACAAATCTTTACACATTAACTGCAGCATCTACTGGTTTGTTTTACGCAGCTAACGGTTCTGCATCATTACCAGCATTCTCCTTTACGAATGATACTACCACTGGTATGTATCTTGTTGGTACTGGCGTATTGGGCTTAACTGCTAACGGTACTGAAATTATAAATATGGATGGTTCAAATCCATCAGCACCAGCGGTAAATATTATTGGTTCATTAACTGCTAACTTAATTAGCGGCGGGACATACTAAAAATGCCGGCTGATAACACTCAGCAAGATACAACGCAGTACACCAAGATTTATACCCTAGCAATGCCAGCGGGTATAAAGCGGGATGGCACGCAGTTTGAAACACAAGAATATGTAGACGGTGTGTGGTGTCGTTTCCAGCGTGGTACACCTAAAAAGATGGGCGGTTACCGCTCTATTTTTACTAGCCAAGTGGGTATCTATCGTGGCATGGTTTCACAACCATATAACGGTGTTAACTACATCTTCGCTGGTAACTATAAAGAATTAGATGCTTTTACCACGGGCACAACATTTGCTACTGGTAGTGGTCCTTATCCAGTTGTTGTTTTACCAGGTACAGCGTTTGCCAATGTGATCAGTAGCAACAGTGCAAACAGCACGATTGTCATTAGTGGTAATGCTGTATCAGCGTTTCCAGCAAACAGTAGCGTTATATTTAGTCAAAGCAACACTACAACTTTTAAAGTATCAACTGCAACTTTTGCTTCTGGTAACACAACCGTAACAGTATCTGGCAATACAATTTCTGGATCGCCTAACACAGTTTACTTTACCAGTAAC